ACAACAAAGGAATGAGTGGATATGAAGAAGTTGATGAGATAGCTGTACAAACCGATAGAATACCCGGAGGTTTAGCAAAAGGTAAAACTTTAATTGATTTAGCTAAGAAGTATGACCCAAAAGAATATTATGACCCAAAGCAATTTGCAGCAGAATATATAAAACCTCAATTAATGAAAGGTATTAAAGTTGAAATGGAACATACAACTGATGTTCGTATTGCAACTGAAATAGCTATGGACCATTTATGGGAAGATTTGAAATACTATGATAAATTGGCATCAATTGAAAATGATAGTATAGCTGAAGCAAGTGGTAATGGTGCGTTCTACAATGATGGTAACGCAACAACCGGTACAATGTGGAATGCTGGTTGGGATGATTATGATAATGAAGGATACTATTTAGATAATTTAGAAGGTTGGGATTTCTTTGATGAAATACCATCTGAAAGAGAAAAGAAAAAAGCAGTAGACCAAAAATTACCAATAGATAATCATAATGATACTACTGATAAGTACAATCGTATATTAAAGCATGATTTAAAATCTCCAATAGATTTTCTTAAAGAATCTTTATTAGTAGAAGGTGGGGCATATGGACATATGAATCATCCATTTGATATTGAAATGAATCTCACATTTGGTGATTTAAAACAAATTGTAGTAAGAGCATTGAATGGTGATTTGGAATTAGCAAGAGAGAAGACTGATGGCCAAGCATTAGCAGTTAGTTGGGTAAATGGTAGATTAGTTGCTGCTCGTAACAAATCACACTTAAAGAACAAAGGAGCTGGTGCGATGACAATAGGACAGGTGGCAGATAAGTTTGCCGGTAGAGGTGGATTGACTGATGCATATAACTTTGCTATGCAGGATTTATCCAAAGCAATATCAGCTCTATCCGAACCCCAACGCAAGAAGATATTTAAGGATGGTAGTTCGTTTATGAATTTGGAAGTAATATATCCAACCTCTGTAAACGTAATCCCTTACAATCAACCCCTATTAGTATTTCATGGTACGTTTGATTATGATATCGATGGTACTATTGTAGGTGAAAATCAACAAGCGGCATCTATATTAGGTGGTATGATTAAACAAGTAAATGCACACGTACAATCGAAATACACAATACAGGGACCTCCAATAAACAAACTTCCTAAATCAGAACACCTTTCTAAATTGCAAGGAAAGTATTTAGGAATGATTTCTAAACTACAATCTGAATTTGGTTTGCATGATTCTGATGGAGTGGCTGATTACCATCAAGCTTGGTGGACTAACTTTGTAGAAAAGAAAGCTAAGAAATTAGATTATCAACAAAAGATAGGATTGATAAAGAGATGGGCTTTTGGTGACAAAAGTTTTCGTATAGCAGAAATAAATGATGAAAAATTAAGAGCTTGGGCTGACCAAACTGATAAGCAGGACCAACAAAAGATATCAAAGCAAAATCTAATGAGATTTGAGGAGATATTTTTAGGAGTTGGTGCTGATGTATTATCATTTATGGATTCAGTTCTTACAGCAAATCCTGATAGTGCTAAAAGACAAATGGTAGCTCGTTTACAATCAACAATATCTCAAGTAAAAGCAAGTGGTGACCCTAAGAAGATTGAAAAATTAAAATTAGAATTATCTCGCTTAAATGCACTTGGTGGATTTGAAAAGATTGTACCAAATGAGGGTATTGTATTTGTATATGGTGGTAACACTTACAAATTAACAGGTGCATTCGCACCTTTAAATCAAATTTTAGGAATATTTTTTGATAAATAATTGTTTTTTGAATTTTGATATACTTATATATACAAATATATCGTAAGTAATATGGCAAAGGAATTCAATAAAAAGTTTATGCACCCAACCCGTAGAAAGTTGGTAGATATGGTATTAACGGGTGGTGAATATGAAAAGAACACACAAATATCATTTTCTGGAGCAGATAAAGAAATTGTAAAGCATAAGGTTGGGGAAAGATGGACTGATGATAATGGAAAAACTTGGGTACAACATGAGGGTGGTAAGATAGAAACATCAGAATTATCCGATACCATGCAAGAGGTAAGAGCTTATTTAGATAGATTGAATACTTGTAAATCTGATAATTGCAAAACAATAAAAGTAGGTAGAGTTGATAAAAAATTAATATCTAAAACTGGATATTGTTTACACTGTCTTACTATAAGAGAGGCTCAAATTAAAGTAGATGGATTGTGGGAAGCATATGAAGATTATAAAATATTTTCTAATATGATTGCATATGGTAATGATATAGTAGCTCAATTTAAACAAGCTTATAGAGATGCAAAGCAAACTTATGAAGTAGTTCAAGAAGATGGTAAGATTGAAACTTGGAGTATGGAGAGGGATGTGGAAGAACTTAAAGCAGAAATCCTTTTAGAGATTGTTAAATTTGAAGCAGAGATTGAACAGGCTACTAAATTAAGAAATGAAGCTTACGATAAATTAAAGGATAAAAACTACGATTTAGTAAGACCACTTAACGATTAGTATGAGTACAGGTATAACACAAAAAAAATCTCTTAAGGAGATTATTGCAGAAGAATACAAAAAGTGTGCTACTGACCCAATACACTTTATGAAGAAGTATTGTATGATTCAGCATCCGGTAAGAGGTAAGATACCATTTCACTTATTTCCATTTCAGGAAAAGACTCTAACACAATTCGCAAGTAATAGATTTAATATAGTATTAAAATCACGTCAAACTGGTATTTCAACCTTATCAGCTGGATATGCACTTTGGAAGATGATATTCAATTCGGATTTTAACGTATTGGTTATTGCAACAAAGCAAGATGTTGCAAAGAACTTAGTAACAAAGGTAAGAGTAATGCATGAATTGCTTCCTAGTTGGCTTAAAGGAGGTTCTATGGAAGATAACAAGCTTTCCCTTCGTTTAACAAATGGTTCTCAAATTAAGGCTATTGCTTCATCTCCTGATGCAGGACGTTCTGAAGCCTTATCACTTCTTATATTTGATGAGGCCGCCTTTATCGATGATATCGATGAGATTTGGGTGGCAGCTCAATCAACCTTATCAACGGGTGGTAGTTGTATTGCATTATCTACTCCTAATGGTGTGGGTAATTGGTTTCACCAAACTTGGTTAGGAGCTGAGGAAAGTAGAAATCCATTCAATACAATCAGATTACATTGGACAGTGCATCCTGAGAGAGACCAAAAATGGAGAGACCAGCAAGAAGAATTATTAGGAATAAAGAAAGCAGCACAAGAGTGTGATTGTGACTTTGTATCTTCTGGTGAAACAGTAATTGAACCTGAAACCCTAATGTTTTATAAAGAAACATATATTCAGGAACCAATAGAGAAGGGTGGATTTGATGGAAATCTTTGGAAATGGGAACATGCTGATTATTCTAAATCATATATGGTTACGGCCGATGTTGCTAGAGGTGATGGGGCCGATTATTCAACTTGTCATGTAATTGATATTGTAAACGCAACTCAAGTAGCTGAATATAAGGGTAAGGTGGATACTAAAGATTTTGGAAACTTCTTAGTGGCACTTTCAACTGAATATAATGATGCATTGCTTGTAATAGAGAACGCAAACATTGGTTGGGCAACAATTCAGCAAGTAATTGATAGAGATTATAAAAACTTATTCTATATGAGTAAGGATTTAAAATATATTGATGTTGAAAATCAAATGACAAATAGATATAGAGCTGAAGATAGAGGATTAGTAGCTGGATTTTCAACTACTTCTAAGACTAGACCTTTGATTATATCTAAACTAACCGATTACTTTAGAGAAAAATCAGTTATAGTTCGTTCTATTCGTTTAATAGATGAGTTATTTACATTTATCTATATGAATGGTAGAGCTGAAGCTATGAAAGGTTATAATGATGACTTGGTAATGGCATTTTCAATTGGATTGTGGGTTAGAGATACGGCACTTAGATTAAGACAAGAAGGTATTGACTTGACTAAAAGTGCGGTGGGTAGTATTACATCAAATACCTATAATGGTATTTATGGTGGTGGAAATACTATGGATGATGACCCTTGGAAAATGAGAGCAGGTGATGGATTTGAAGATTTAACTCAATGGTTGTAGGGTTTTGATATTTTACGATATTTATGTTATATAATGTCAAAATAGGATTTTTTAGAAATTAATAATAAATTATGGCAGAACAAGAAGAAATAGATGATAGAAGTTTTTTTGGTAGGTTAAAGAAATTATTCTCAACCCAAGCTATCGTAACCGTTGATAAAGATGGTAAACGTAAGGTTGTTGATACCGATGACCGCCAAATGAATACAAACTTCGTAAATCTTAGAGATAGATATACAAAGTTACAAAGGTCTTACTATGAGACTAATCAGGGTGCACAATCAATGGCATATCATCAAGTTCGTAGAGAACTTTTTAGAGATTATGATGCTATGGATAATGACCCAATTATAGCATCTGCATTAGATATATATGCTGATGAATCTACTACAAAAAATGAATATGGGGATACACTTAATATCAAATCATCAAATGAAAATGTAAGTGCAATACTTCATAATTTATTTTATGATGTAATTAATATAGAATTTAATTTATGGCCTTGGGTAAGAAACTTGGTAAAATATGGTGATTTCTTTTTAGCATTAGAAATAGCAGAAGGTAAAGGTATTGTAAATGTAATACCATATTCTGTATATAATACGGAAAGATTGGAAGGTACTGACCCAATGAATCAAAACTATGTTAAGTTTAAAGTTGAATTAGATAGATTTGGTAAAAAGGAATATGAGAACTATGAAATGGCTCACTTTCGTTTATTATCAGATACAAACTTCCTTCCATATGGTAAGGCTATGATTGAGGGTGGCCGTAGAGTTTGGAAACAATTATCTTTAATGGAAGATGCGATGTTAATCCATCGTATTATGAGAGCACCTGAAAAGAGAGTGTTCAAAATTGATATTGGTAATATTAATCCACAAGAGGTTGATAACTATATGCAAAAGATTATCAACAAAATGAAAAAAACTCCATTTGTTGATAAAAATAGTGGTGATTACAACTTAAAATACAATATTCAGAATCTTACTGAAGATTTCTTCTTACCTGTTAGAGGTGGGGATAGTGGTACATCAATTGAAAACTTAGCTGGATTAGATTATACGGCAGTAGAGGATATTGATTATTTAAAAGCTAAATTATTTGCAGCTTTAAAAGTACCTAAATCATTTTTAGGGTATGAGGAAGATGTAAATGGTAAAGCAACTCTTGCAGCTCAAGATGTTCGTTTTGCTAGAACAATTGAAAGAATTCAAAGAACAATTGTTAGTGAATTATATAAAATAGCAATTGTACATTTAGCAGCACAGGGTATTGATGATTCTGAAATGACAAACTTCCAACTTACTTTAACTAACGCTTCTACAATATATGAGCAAGAGAAAGTAAACCTTTGGAGCGAAAAGGTTAGATTAGCAACTGATATTAAAGGAATGAATATGTTATCTACTGATTGGGTATTTCACAATGTATTCAGTATGAGTGAAGATGAAATGGATATGGAAAGAGCTAAGATGGTATTAGACCTTAAAGATAGATTCCGTTATAATTCAATTGAACAGCAAGGAGAAGACCCAGCAAACCCACCAAAGCAACAAAATGTAGAAGAAGAAATTCAAAAGATGAAGCAAGAGATTGTAGATAATAAAGGTGGTAGACCAAAAGAGGGAAATACCTATGGTAAAGATAAACATCCATTAGGTAGAGACCCATTAGGTAATAAAGAAAATGAATCGGATAGAAAGCGAGAGACACGAACAAACGAATCAAACAAAAAATTAGCACAACAATATTTGAACGGAATTTCAGCAAAAAAGAAGATTTTGAGTGAAAAACAAGAAAAAACTGACCTTTTAGATGAAAATAATCTGTTAGATGACAGTAAATTTTAATAAACATTAAAAAGTTTATATTTATATGTGTTAGTTTATAGATAGTAGGTTAAACATAGGGTAATAAATGAAAAAAATAAAACATTCCAAAGTTAAGAATACTGGAGTGTTATTTGAATTATTAGTAAGACAAATAACATTGGAAGTACTTAATGGGGACAAAACGGAAAACGCAAAACATATAGTAAAAGAATTCTTTGCTTCTGGTACTGAATTAAATAAAGAATTACGTCTTTATGATTTACTATTAAAAGAGAAGTATAATTCGGAATCAAAAGCAGAAATGTTTGTTGAGACTGTATCTCAAGCACATTCTAAATTAAATGTTGCAAAATTATCTAAAGAAAAATACAATCTTATAAAAGAGATAAATGAAAAATTTGAATTAGAACAATTTCTTTCATCTCCGATAACTAATTATAAAGTATTAGCATCAATATATAAAGTATTTGAATCTAAAAAATCAGAAAACTATGATATTAAAGATGTGTTCAATTCAAAAGTAACCCTAATTGAAAACATTATAGCTAGAACTTCTACCAAAACTAACAAAATAGAAGATACTAAATTAATTGAATCATATAAGCAACAAGATAAAGACCTAAGATTATTAACCTATAAAATTCTTGTTGAAACATTCAATAAAAAATATACAAATTTAGATTCAAAACAAAAGAATTTATTAAAAGAATATATTAATAATATTTCAAATACATCTAAATTTAAAGACTACCTTTCAGTAGAATTACCAAATATTATATCTGAATTAAAATCTATAAAAGCTAAAATTGAAGATAAAGTTACTACTATTAAATTATCTGAAACTATTTCTGTTTTAGAAAAAATGAAAATGGGTAAATCTGTATCTGATAATCAAGTTTCATCTATCATGCTTTCGTATGAGTTAATCAAAGAATTGAAATCTAAATTAAAATAATGGAAGCTAGATTAAAAGAAATAATCAGAAGTATAGTTAAAGAAATCCAATCTGAAAAGGAATTGGAAGAAATGACTGGAACTGGTGCGGTTGCTGGGTATGATACTCCAAACGCATTTTCTAAACCAGGCCAAACTGCAAAGAAAAACAAAAGATTAGCAAATGTAACTGGTGGTGAGGTTGTTGATGATTTAGAAGAAGGAATAACAAGTAGTGCTGGTGCACCATTTTCAAAACCATCCGAAGTTTCTGGTAAAAACGCTAAATTAGCTAAATTATCTGGAGCAACTATTGTTGGCGAAGAAAAAGATTGGTTAAAAAACGATGTACCTGCTAATTCTAAAAAACCATTAGAAATTAAACCAACTGCAACTGATTGTAGTGATTCTGGTGAAATTGCTGATAGAAGTGGTATGATATTAACAAAGGATGATGATGAAGCTAGTTTAAATGAAAATCGTTGGTTAGCAATTAAGAAAGAAGAAAGCTCTCCTAAAGCTAAAATGAGTAAGGGTATAACATCTATCAAACAACAATTGGGTGAAGTAGAGAAATTTGTTAATTGGTACTCTAAGATAAAAAATGAGAATGGGGTTAATAGAGATGATTACTATAAAAGAACAAATAAGAGCTTACATAAAATAAAAGAAAGATTAATGAATCTTTCAGAAAAAATTAGAACTTTATAATATGCCAGCACAATCAAAAGCACAACAAAGATTTATGGGTATGGTTCACGCCGTACAAAAAGGTGATATGGAAGCTCCTTCAAAGGAAGTAGAAAAGGCGGCCGATAGTATGACTGATAAAGCAGCAAAAGATTTTGCATCTACAAAGCATAAAGGTCTACCAAATAAAAAGGAAAGTATGAAAATAACTAAAGAAAGACTAAAAGAATTAGTTAAGGAAGTAATGACTGAAGAATCAGAATATCAAGCATTCTTTCAAAAAGCTTTAGATAAAGCAGGTAAATCTATTCCATCTATGAGTGATGATGAAAAGAAAGCATTCTTTGATAAGATTGATACGGCTTGGAATGGTAAAGGTGAAAAAAACGAAGAATTAGTTGGTGGTCAAAAGAAATTAGATGTTGATAAGGATGGTGATATTGAAGCAGATGATTTAGCAGATTTAAGAGCTTCAAAAGAAGAATCAGTATCTACTGAATTGCCAAACGCTACAATACCAGCTGCAATTAAAATGAAATTATCTCAAGCAATTGATAAAATTAAAGATGCTAAATTAAACCCTATGCAAAAATTACAATTAGTTGCACAGGTAGTTGATAGTTTAGGTATAGATAAATCTCAATTAGGTACAATGGCTTCTAAAATTAGAAGTAAAATGGAATCTAAAAAATAAGAATATAAAATGAAATCACTCTTAATAGAAACAAACCTATTCGAAGGTAAGGTAAATGAAGATGAAGGAGGGAGAACCTTAGTAAAGGGTATTCTACAAAGAGCATCTGCTGAAAACCAAAATGGTAGAGTATATCCTAGAGAAATCTTAATGAGAGAAGCTAAGAAATACGAAGTATTAATTAAAGAACGTAGAGCATTGGGTGAATTAGACCATCCCGATTCTACTGTAATTAATTTAAAGAACGTATCTCATAACGTAAGAGAAATACATTGGGAAGGTGATGATTTATGTGGTACAGTAGAAATTCTACCAACGCCATCTGGTAACATCCTAAAAGAATTATTAAAAGCTGGAATCCTATTAGGTATCTCATCAAGAGGTATGGGTTCGGTAACTAATATCGGAGAAGGTAAAGTAAAGGTTCAGGATGATTTTGAATTGATTGGTTGGGATTTTGTATCTAACCCATCTACACATGGAGCATTTATGGTGCCTGTAACAGAATCTTTAAATGAGGGTTTACGAAAAATAGGAACTGATGTTTGTGGTGATTACTGCAAAGCACAGGATTTAATGAGAGAAATAATAACTGAAATAGCATAAGATGAGCAAGAAACCATTTGACATATACGATTATGTTCATAACAATAAAATGACTTTAACAGTAGAAGGTAACAAAGGTACTACTGTTTCTAAAGCATACAATGATATCCGTAAAACTAACTTGAAAGAAGTAAAGATAGTTAATGGTAAATTCAGTTTGGCTGAAAACTTAGAAGATAGAAAATTATCAAACGAAGTTAAAAAACACTTCTTAGAAATCATTTCTACTTACAACACTTTTCAAGACCAAATGAAAAGACAATCAGATATGACTGAAGTTGCAAATACTTTAGGTGCTATCGTTGAAGCTGCAAAAGAAATGACATTAAGAGAGAGTGGTGATTGGTTTGATAATGTTACTGTAAAAAGAAATATGCAGGAATTGGATAAGATGGGTAAATCATTCGATAAATTTGCTATGGAAGCAAAAGCAATGGATGAGAGATTACATTCTTTATATGAAGATATGGGTCACATCTTAAATCGTTACTATGAAATCGCTGATATATCTACGGATACAATGCATGAAAGATTAGGTAATAAAAAGAAATAATATGATTAGTTTAGGTGGATTAGTAAATCAAAAAGCATTTGGTAAATTTGAAATGGGTAAAGTAATTTCTAATCCATTTGCAAATGCATTCATTAAAGAAGCTGAAGGTTCTGAAGACCACGAAGTTTCTATGGCAAACAATTCATT